ATGAATCACAATGAAATGAACTATGAAAGAGGTTATCAGGCAGGCAGTTATATGATGATGTGCAGTATGCTTGAAGCAAGAAGGCTTCTCGAAGCATCCGCAGATGAAATTGAAAACTGCTATGGGAAAGAAACCAGAATTGTTAAGGAAATTAGAGAATTCTTAAATGGAGGTGATACCAATGCGGCATTATTATAAGAAATCCAGAAACACATAAACAGGCGGCACACCCACCGTCCAAAGTAAGATGTGCCGCCCTTCCGTCTAAGGATAGTATACCACATTATACGTCCTTGGACAAGCCGAGGGGGTAAGAATATGGATAATAACCAGACCGCAAAGAAGCATCTGATTGATAACGTATTAGTTGCAATGGCACAGTATTTGACCGCCGAAGTGCTCCAGATTTTGGAACGCGTACTGGCAGAGGAACTTGTGAAGGTAGTGATGGAGGAGATTACCACGCTGCCGGCCGAGGTCCAGGACAGCGTAGACGAACAGAATCAATACATAATCCGTCTCTTCCTATATAAAAAGAAAAAGCTGAAAGATGGCACGAAATACAACTATCTCAATTCGGTTAAGCGCTTGATCACCCTGATCTACAAGCCACTAAACCAGATTGATGAGATCGACATATATCGGTTCCTTGATTGGTATGAGCACCATAACGGGAATACGGGCCAGAAGAATCAGCCGGTTACGATCAACAACGAGCGTCGGAACCTGTGCGCGTTCTATAGCTGGATGCGCAAGGAGAAGTTGATCGCATACAACCCGGTAGAGTCCATCGAACCGCAGAAAGTGATCCGCAAGCCCATCGACTATTTCCAGCCCATGGAGATCGCCAAGCTGCGGGATGGCTGTGAGACATTACGGGAGCGTGCAATCGTGGAAGTCCTGCGCAGCACCGGCGCAAGGGTGGGCGAAGTCGTTGAGATCACCAAGGACATGATCAACTGGGAGACTGGCGATATTCTGATCCTCACGGAAAAGGGAGGGCGTTATCGTACGATCTACCTGGACCCGGAGGCCCGCTATCATCTGCACAAGTACCTTAACAGTCGGGAGGACTACACGCCGCAGCTCTTCGTACACGCCAGAAAGCCCTATAAGTCATTGTCAACCTGCGGGGTCCGCATGATCCTCAAAGACATTGCGTCGCGGGTTGACATAACATCAAGGGTCTATCCCCACAAGCTCAGAAAGACTTTGGGGATGGAACTTAAGAACCGCGGAGTTGATATCGGGACAATTCAGGAAATTTTGGGCCATGCCAATTCCCAGGTAACGGAGGATTACTATGCACAATCGAATCCGCAAACGTTGAGAATCGTTCGGGAGCGGACAGCAGCATAACATATATTTCCAATTTTCACCGCGGCCGCAAGGCCGCATCAAAACTCGATAAGCTTATTAACATTTCGCCCCATAGGGGGTAATACATCATAGCTGAGGTGTCAAATGTACAAGGAACAGATCATCAGGGCAGGAAGAACAGAGGAACATGCACTCTATCACTCAATCCGCTACAACCAGAACGGGAGTGGTAAGGGAGAGAAGCGCGCGAAGAGGTCAAAGCCGACCAGTGAACGTCAGGCATTGGTCAACCGGAAACGTGCGGAGCGTATCCTTACTCGTCTGCTCAATGCCAACTTTGGGCGGAATGATTTGTATGCTACATGGACATTCAGCAAGGACAAGCGGCCGGGGGACCCTGAGAGGTTCAAGCAGACTGTGCAGGCACTTCTTAAGGCCCTCCGAAAGTTGTTTGGAAAGTTGGGAATACCGTTCCGGTATATCTGGGTAGGTGAGCGCGGGGAACGCGGAGCGGAGCACATCCACATGGTCATGACCGGGATCGACATTCGCATGTTGCAACCGATATGGCCTTACGGGTACGTGACCTGCGCTAACCTGGACCCATCGGGCAGTTATCGCAAGCTGGCAGCGTATTTCATCAAGTATAGCGATAAGACTATGAAAACCGAGGGAAGGCTCCAGGGCAAGCGCTATAACCCTTCCCACGGCCTGATCCACCCAGAGCCGGAAAAGACCAGAATCCGCAAGCGCAAGACATTCCGCGCAGACGACATTAAGGTCCCGGCGGGCTGGTATCTGGAGAGAGACACCGTGGAGTGCGGCATATCGGACGTAACAGGTTACGAATATCTGTACTACACGCTGGTCATGCTACCGGACTACATACCCACCAAGAGCACCCGAAAACTAAAATCATAACAGAGAGACTATGCCGAAAGAAAAGATAATCCATTGTCCTTACTATGAGACAAGCAGCCGGAGTAACAAGGTGTATCCGACGATCACCTGTAGCCCGATTGAAAATAACCTGGGGTTCGATATCCGCAACCAGGTTGTTTTCTCGTGCCATGAGGAGAAGCACAACTATATCGGCATATTCTGTGCGGATCAAGAACTATACTCAACATGCCCGTATTATCGGGCCATCTATAAATACCAAAAAGGAGATCAAGAAAGTGAAAAAGAAAACAGGATTAAAGAGGCAGGCGCAGAGGGCGGAAACATTGTCAAAAATCGCCTGGGATCGAGTGCGCCAGAAAGAGCAGGCCAGAAGAACGGCCAGGGTCGAGGCTGATTCCGCCATCTGCATTATCAGCCTGTTGGCGGCGCGCCTTGGTGATGAGGTCAAAATCACCCGACAGGAAATCGAGGAGGCCAGAAACAACGAATATGTCGCCAAACCGTTGGATGATGGCGGCTTTGTTCTGGTGCGCGCTGATCGGATTGAGGATCGGACACTATAGTGTGTGCGCCTGCGCGCATAGGTGTACGCGCGCGCGTAATGAGAAGCAAGGGAGCCAGCAATGGCTCCTTTTTTTCGTGCCAAACCGGTCAAAATCGGACAGAAAATGGGGTGGGGGCATCGGCAAAAAAAATTAGATAAAATGGTTGACAGGAGGTGAAGCAATGGCAAGGCAGAGGTGGCAAGAGTGGGCAGAGAATGAAGAAAACCTGTCTGTGTTGGCTGCATGGGCGCGGGCTGGGCAGACGGACGAGGAGATCGCCAAGGCAATCGGGATCAGCCGGTCCACGCTGTCCGAGTGGAAGAAGAAGCATGAACCGATCCGAAAAGCCCTGTCAACCGGCAAGGATTTTGCAAACCGTCTGGTCGAAAACAGTCTGTTCAAGATGTCCCTGGGCTTCCATGTCACGGTGAAAAAGGTATTCAAGGTCAAAACGGTTGAGTTTGGCCCAGACGGCAAGCGTAAGGGAGAGAAGGAAGAGCTGCAAACCGCAGAGGAGACGGAATACATCAAGCCGGACACGCGAGCAATCATGTTCTATCTGAAAAACAAGATGCCGAACGAGTATCGAGAAAAACTTCTGCCATCAGAGGGCGGGGAGGATGGAGAAAACGTGGGCATGGTGATTATGAATGAGGCAATGGCAGGACAGATTAAAAAAATGATGGAGGAGGAGAAGGAAAAGCAGAATGCGGAACAAAGATAAGCCGTTCGACGCCAAGGAATACCTGCGTAAGCATCCAGTCCTGTGGGCGCCAAATGAGCGCCAACGCAAGATGATGTCCCGCATGGAGTATGAAGCCCTGTACGGTGGAGCCGCAGGTGGCGGAAAGACGGATTACCTGGTGGTGGAAGCACTGCGCCAAGTCCATATCAGGCACTACCGGGCGATTATTTTGCGAAAGACATACCCGGAATTGGAGGACGTGATCAGCCGGTCCAGGGAACTGTACCCAGCAGCCGTTCCGGGCTGCAAGTATAACGAGTCAAAGCATGTGTGGAGATTTCCGAGCGGTGCAAGAATCTATTTCGGAAGTATGCAGCACACCAAGGACAAGTATCGATACCAGGGCCGACACTTTGACTTTGTGGGCTTCGATGAGCTTACACATTTCACCAAAGACGAGTACATGTACATGATTTCCCGTAACCGTTCATCCGGTCCCGGTCTGCGTGTCTATATCCGGTCAACCGCAAACCCTGGCGGAGTCGGACATCACTGGGTGAAGCAGCGCTTTGTCTCCGCGGCAAAACCGGAGACTACCATCGTAGAAGAACTGGAAATACCTGTTCCCGGAGGCGGAACCACAAAGATCACAAAGGATCGAATCTTCATTCCATCAAGTGTTCTGGATAATCCTGACCTGCGCCGGAACAATCCGGCCTATATGGCCTCTCTGGCTATGATGCCGGAGGCAGAGCGCAACGCACTGCTGTATGGAGACTGGGACGCATTCAGCGGCCAGGTGTTCTCTGAATGGACCAACGACCCGGATAACTATGATACCCAGCAGTGGACCCATGTGATCAATCCATTCAAGATACCAGATGGGTGGGAGATCATCAGGGGATACGATTTCGGATACGCCAAACCGTTCTCTGTTGGCTGGTACGCCGTGGATTATCGGGGCTGCATTTACCGTATACGGGAGCTATACGGAGGAATTGAGGGAGAGGACAACGTGGGAATCAAGATTGATCCCGCGGAGCAGGCCCGCCAGATACGAGAGATCGAAGAAACGGATGAATACCTAAAAGGCCGGAGGATCACCGGAATTGCGGACCCATCCATTTTCGATAAGAGCCGCGGCGAATCAATCGCGGATATTATGGCGAAAGAACGGGTGTATTGGAATCCTGGAGACAATCACCGGATCGCAGGAAAGATGCAGTATCATTACCGCCTGGCCTTTGACGAGGATGGGCGCGCTATGTTCTACGTGTTTAACACCAGTAAGAACTTCATCCGCACCTTCCCCAATTTGGTGTACGACGAGAAACACGTGGAGGATATCGATACAACCCAGGAAGATCACATCTACGATGAGTGCAGATATGTGCTCATGTCCCGTGTGATCGCAACCCGTAAGAACGTGAAAAAGCCGGTTGACCTGAACGATCCGCTTAATCAGCGATCCGACGAGATCAAGAAAACATACCGGTTCATCCGAGTATAGGAGGTATACATGGACGAAGAGAACATTACAACAACGGAACAGGTAGAACAGCCAATCGGCACCAAAGAGATTGACGAGGCCCTTCAAACCCTGCTCCAGTACAAACGCGATAAGCAGGCGTTGACGGATCGGATCGTCAACGCTGAGGAGTGGTGGAAAAATAATCACTGGGACCGGTTCAGCAGTGACTCCAGTAATCCCAACGACACCCAGCCGGTTAGTGCCTGGTTGTTCAATAGCATTATCAACAAGCACGCGGACTTTATGGACAATTTCCCATGTCCGGCTATCCTGGAGCGCGAGGAGAGCGACCGGGAGATCGCCAAAATGCTTTCATCCGTGGTGCCTGTGATCCTGGAACAGAATGGGTTTGAGCGTACCTACTCGGAATGCTCCTGGGACAAACCGAAAATCGGAACGGGAATCTATGGGGTGTTCTGGAACCCTGAGAAAGAGAACGGCCTGGGAGACATCGACATTAAGCATATGGACGTGATCAACATGTTTTGGGAGGCTGGGGTGGATGATATCCAGAAATCACGCAATGTCTTTACGGTTGAGATGATGGATCGGGACCTTCTGGAGGAGGAATACCCGGAAATCAAGGACAAGACCCAAGCGGAGATCATCTACAAGCCGGAATACCTGTACGAGTCCAATTTGGACACCACCAATAAAGTTCAAGTGATTGATTGGTACTACAAAAAGCGCATACGTGCCGAAGTCAACGGGATCGTAACAACAAAAACTATCTTGCACTACTGTAAGTTCATCCCTGGCGCGGTTCTGTACGCCACGGAAAACGACCCGGAAATGCAGTATACGGGCTGGTATGATCACGGAATGTACCCGTTCGTGTGTGACGCTATGTTCCCAGAGAAGGGAAGCCCTGCGGGGTTCGGCTACCTGGATATCATGGTCAATCCACAAGAGTACATCGACAAGTTGGATCAGGTGATACTCAAAAACGCCATGTTGAACCGCCCCAGGTATTTCGTCTCAAACAGCGCGGGCATCAACGAGCAGGAATTTGCGGATATGTCCAACGATTTCGTGCACTGCTCAGGATCGGTTGACGAGTCCCAGATACAGCAGATCAAGGTCCCCCAGATGTCGGACGGTGTGTTCAAGATTCGGGAAGAGAAGATCGAAGAACTGAAAGAAACCTCCGGGAACCGGGACTTCTCCCAGGGTGGGACCACATCGGGCGTGACCGCAGCAAGCGCCATAGCCGCGCTCCAGGAGGCCGGGAGTAAGCTTTCCCGCGCCATGATTAAGGGAACCTACACCGCCTATTCCAGCACCGTCACAATGGTGATTGAGCTGATCCGGCAATTCTACACGCTCCCGCGCTGTTACCGGATCACACAACCCAATGGGGAAGCCCAGTATATCGAGCTGACCAATGAGAGCCTACAGCCTCAGCAAGATAACATGATGGACGGGGAGCTTTCGGCCCGCAGACCGGTATTTGACATTAAGGTTGCGGCCCAGAAGGCCAGCCCATACAGCCGGATCGCCAACAACGAGTTAGCCAAGGAGCTGTTCGGCATGGGCGTATTCAACCCACAGATTGCGGATCAGGCAATGGCCGTGGTGACAATGATGGACTTCGACCGGCGCGACGAGGTGTTGAAAAAGATTCAGGAGAACGGCCTGATGTATCAACAGATACAGCAGATGCAGGCTGCTATGGTCCAGATGGCGGATGTAATTGCACAGACAACGGGCAATACCCAACTGCTGGATGCGGTGGGGCAGATGGCGGGACCGGCGCAGACCGGAATAAAAGTCAACCCGCAGCAGGTGAGAACCAATAGCCTGGGAGCACCTGTAAGCACCGATAACAGCCAGGCAGGCCAGGCCCGCGAACGGGTTGCCACTGCCACGGAGGTACGAGCATGACACACATATACATAACCAACGGGATGGGATACGCCCGTGTAAAGATTGAGGGACATGCCGGATATGGAGCCGCCAATCACCTGCCGGAGGGCCATGATCTGGTATGTGCGTCTGTATCCATTCTGGGGCAGACCGCGATGCAGATCGCGATAGACATGGAGCAGGAAAAGAAAGTGAGCATTGCGCAAATGACCTGCACTCCGGGCCTGATTGACCTGCGGATATTGCCGAAAAGCGCCCATGCTCAGGAGTTGCAAGACAAGATCGAGGCCATAAGGACCGGCTTTGAAATCTTGTCAAGCACTTTTTCAGACTACGTGAAAATGGGGTGGGGGCATCGGGAAATAAAATCTGGTATGGTATACCCAGATGGCAAATGCCTGGCTCTCGGGAAAGACCGTGAATAAAAGACTCTCGGGAAAGACCGTGAAAGGAGAACCAAAATGAGAAGAAAAATGTTACTTGCGAATCTGAGATTGTTTGATGGAGAAGGAGGCGCGGGAGCCGCCGCAGCCGCAACAGCACCGGCGGCAGAGGGAACCGAAACGGGAAGCGAAGCGGCAGAGGGGCAGGAAGCGGCAGAGGAAGAACCTGCGCAGCCGACGCCGGAGGAGCGCAAAGCGGCCTATGAGAAATTCAAGGCTGATTACAAGGACCTGTACAGTGAGGAGGTACAGGCCGAAATCAACCGCCGGTATCGAGAAAACCAGCAGCTCCATCAGCAGCTTGATTCCTACGGGCAGTTGCTTGACCTGCTGGGAGCACGATATCAGGTATCCGGTGGAAAGGTGGAGGACATTATCTCCGCCATTGAGAAGGACGACGCCATGTTTGAGGAGGCCGCAGCCAAGGAAGGGCTGACTGTGCAGCAGTACAAGGACATGCTGAATCTGCGCCGCCAGAACAATCAGCTCTTAAAGGCCCAGCAGCAGGCCGAACAGATTCGCCAGCGGGACCAGACCTGGGCCAGATGGAACCGGGAGGCAACGGAGTGCCAGCAGCAGTTCCCGAGATTCGACATGGATGCGGAATGCCAGAATCCCGAATTTGTCCGCCTCCTCGGCTCGGGAATCGATGTGACCACCGCCTATAAGGCGCTGCACTTTGACGAAATTAACCGCGGCCTGATCGCCACGGCGGAGAGCCAGACCAAAAAGAAGGTAGCTGACACAATCAGGTCCGGCGCGGCGCGGCCCTCTGAGAACGGGACAGGTAACGGAGCAGCCGCCAAGCTCAAAGTGGATGTGTGGAAACTGAGCAAGGAAGAATTCCGCAAATTACAGGATCGAGTAGACAACGATGAAAAGATTGTGCTTTGACGAAAGGAGAACAATGAACAGAACTATTAACAGAACCAGAGCCATTTTGAAGGTGAACCTGAGATTATTTGAGCTTAACACAACTGGCACTGATACGCTCAGCGCCGAGATGAAAACATTTTATGATCGGACCCTGATTGAAACGGCAGAGCCGAACCTGGTACATGATCAGGCGGCACAGACCAGAAATATCCCTAAAAACGGGGGCAAAAAGATTGAGTTTCGCCGATATAATCCCTTGGAAAAAGCCTTGACGCCGCTGACCGAGGGTGTAACGCCTGAAGGACAGAAGATGAGCGTTACCACGCTGGAGGCAGAGGTTAAGCAGTACGGCGGATATATTTCCCTGTCTGATCTGCTGATCCTGACGGCAATCGACAAAAACATCCAGGAAGCCACCAAGATGATTGGCTCCCAGGCTGGACGGACTCTCGACACCATTTCGCGTGAGGTTATGAACACTGGAACCAACGTGATTTTTGGTGATGGTACAGTGACCGCTAGAAATCAGATTACCGCTAACATGAAACTGACCGTCGATATGGTCAAGCGTGCGGTCAGAGCATTAAAGGTTCAGCACGCGGAGAAGATCAACGGACATTATCTGGGCATCATCCATCAGGATTGCGCCTATGACCTGACCAGCGACAAGGAGCGTTTTATCGATGTGATCAAGTATAAGAACCCGGAACGTATCTATAATGGCGAGATCGGAACCCTTGAAGATGTCCGTTTCGTTGAAACTTCGGAAGCCAAAAAGTTCGTGAGCGCCGGAGCGGATGGGATTGATGTATATTCCACACTGATCATTGGCGAAAATGCTTACGCAACGACGAAAGTTGAGGGCGGAGGATTGGAGACAATCATTAAGCAGCTCGGAAGCGCTGGAACCGCCGATCCGCTCAACCAGCGTGCAACGGTGGGCTGGAAAGCGCTGAAAGTGACCGAAATTTTGACGGAGCAGTACATGATCCGACTTGAAACAGCATCCACATTCAACGACCATGCAGCGAACTAAGGAGGTAACAATGGCTAGAAGTAAAATTGAAGCAACCGCAGATACATTTACTGCTGAGGTAATGGAAGATGAGAAAACCGTAGAAAAAGAAACTGAGGTTGAGAATGCTATGGAAAAGGAGCCTCCCAAAAAGGAACCGGAAAAGACGGTAAGATTCAAACTGTTTAAAGACGGTGGAAAGTACAGCGGAGATAAATTCGTTGGTGTCAATGGCAAGGGATATTTGGTGGAACGCGGTGTATGGGTTGACCTTCCTGAATCCGTCTACAACGTGCTGGCGCTGTCTGAGGAGCAGATTCAGGTGGCCGAGCGAGTGATGGAAGAAAGCCGGATGGTGGAATACAAATAATCTGGAGGTGGGATAGATGATAACAGTCAGAGGACGACAGCTGGTAATTCCGAGAGACGAGAACCAGATCGGCACAACCTACGACGATAACTCTGAGGTCAGGCGCTTTCTGATCGACCGTGTGACGTTCGGCGGAATTGATCTGTCCCACCTGAATTTCCGCCTGGACCTGGAGTACCAAGGAGAAAAAAAGGACACAAGCCTGCTGGACGTTGAGGTACGAGAGGACAGTATCTTATTGACCTGGACAATACCGCACAGTTGCTTGACAGCTGCCGGAACCGTATGGATCGCCATTCGCGGATACGACGATAATGGCACAGTCAAGTGGGCCACGAATAAGGGCGCGGTATACGTCGAGGACACAATCGATACCCCGGGAAGCAATCCTCCTGGTCTGACAGAGCTGGAGCAGTTGGAGCGCCGGATCGAGGAAAAAACTGAAATGCTGGACGCCAATGAGGGAGAGCGCCAGCAGAATGAGGTAATACGGCAGGAAAACGAGCAGAGACGCCAGAATAACGAGGCAGAGTGGCAGAGGCAGGCAGAGACGGCAATCGGCCAGGCCAACACCACCTTGCAGGGAGCCAATGACGCCAAGGAGGCAGCACAGGGATCGGCAACAAGTGCGGCTGAATCTGCTACAGCCGCAAACGCATCCAAGGAAGCCGCAGCGAGCAGCGCACAGGAGGCAGAGGAGAGCGCGGCAGAGGCGCAGCGGATATCCCAGGGATTCGCAGGGTTCGATGGTACAGCCCTTTCAGTCCCGGCGGTCGACGTGCAGGGACTTGTAGGGCAGGCTGGAAGCACAAGCAACGTGCAGGCTATGCTCGATTATCTGGCCGTGAAAGTAGCGCAGGAATTGGTCGGAAATGAGGCGCTGACCACAAAGCTGCTGGACTATGTGACGAAATCATCCATTGTTCAGACGGAGAGTACAGACCCCACCACAGTGCCTTCAAGCCCGTATTTTAAGCAAGTGACTGGTAAGCTAATTAGTGATTTAGCTACATCCCAAAATGCCGTACTACTATATTCAGGAAATATAAAGGCCAACGACGAAATAAGTATCCCTACCTTGCACAAGTATAAATTATTCCATCTTGGCGATACCCAAAACGAATTGTACGGATGTGATGTAGGTGGGGTTGTTGGAAATGTATTACAGTTTAACCTATTAGGCTCGGTGTCAGGAAGAGCTGTATTTTCAGCGATCAAACTTCACATCAACAGAGAAAATACTCTAAAAGTAATTTTCAATACGCAAGTCAACATTAACACTAATAATGTTATAGAGTACGTTGGACTAGATAGAGAGAGTCCAATAAAACTATGGGGAGTGCCTTTGATATAATTGATCATTTTAGAATCAAAGGCACATGAAAATACATCCAGCTATCACTTGTAAAGTCACTGTATGGTGTCATGCTTACTAAATTATTTTCAATACTAATGAAGGCAAATATATTACGACCTGTTGTTATAATAGCATAATAATTCTGACAGTCAAATGGCACTGTGCCAAGCTGATAATTTGTATCAGCATTCATGGGTGATTTGACATTCTTTGCATATGATAATATTGCGGCCTTGCCAGACAATCGCCATATAATGTCCATATAGGAACTATTAATAATTCCGGATTTTACAGTTAAATCACTATATTGAGTAGTAACTCATCCACCAACAACGCCCCGGATATCCGGGAGAAAGGAAAAATCAATGAATGAAAAAGTGAGACTGAAAAACGGAAATGAGTACCCGCTGGTACTTGGTGGTACATCATCCAGCCCTGAGACTCTGCACATGCTGCTTAAGACGGATGATACACTTGAACATTTGATTACTGTTTTTTCGAACTCGACGAACACGGAACAGATCAGGACAATCAATGAGGATGGTAGAACGCTGGCCGTGTATGACGGATACACGGTGCTGCGTGATCCTAAGGCAACTTATGATCATTATCTGATCAGCCAGGAACAGTACGACGAGGAAGGAAATGTTACCACGGAGGCTGTCTATGGCCGTGTAGCACTTCTGAAACTCTCACAGCCATATGTGGAGGCTCAGGTGGAGCAGAACCGGGCGGACATTGATTTCCTGGCCGCTATGACCGGGACTAACTTATAACAGGAGGTACAAGATGGATGTGAAAGCGTTGGCAAAAAAGTATTATCCGAGGTTATGGGATATCGACCGCCTTAAAGCCCTGGTAGCTGCCGGGAAACTGGCGGAGGCGGACTACAAAGAAATTACGGGAGAGGAGTATAAGGCATGAAAAAGGAATATGTAATTGCCATCCAGGGGGCCGTGACCGCAGTGGTGGCATATCTCTCGGATCGCCTGGGAGTCTTATTTCCGGTAATGTGCATTCTGGCATTCGCCATGGTGGCTGATTATTTCAGCGGCATGATGGCGAGCAAGCGGGAAGCCCTGGATCATCCCGGTGACCCATCTTACGGCTGGTCCAGCAAAAAGGGAGCCAAGGGGATTATCAAGAAGGTAAGCTACCTGTGCGTGATTGCCGTTGCTATGATTGTAGATTACGTGATTGCTGTTGCTGCCGGATATCTGGACATCACAATGCCGGTGACGGCCTTCTTCGGCCTCCTGGTGACATTATGGTATGTTTTGAACGAACTGCTGTCCATCATTGAGAATGCCGGACGCATGGGAGGTCCGGTCCCGGAATGGCTCAGAAAATATATCGCGGTCCTGAAGGACAAGATCGACAGTGAATACGATGCAGGTGATAAGGGAGCCTGAAGGAGGTGATCCAACATCTCCCAGCCGGATGGGTTAAGGCCGGAAGTTACATATACACCAGCCCTGGAGTGATCCGGGGCATTATTGATTGGAGGTACTTATGAGTATAATGATAGGACACGCTGGTTCTGATGAGCGTGGAAAATATAACGGCGGAACAGCCGGAGATCAGAAGGGGACAGAGGTATGCGTAAGAGAATGGTATAACCGCCCGTGGAATGTTGTGTTGCGCCCTAAGAGCGCATATGTGGCCGCAGATATGGTCCGGGCCATGCGCGCGGCCTGCGCCAATGATCATATTGGCTACGACCAGAACCAGCGCACCACGCTGTACACACAGGCCAAGGCTGTAGATTGGGATATCGCCAAGATCACAACGCCCTGCGAAACAGATTGCAGCGCACTTATCGCGGTATGTGCCAACGCCGCCGGTGTCAAGGTAAGTAAGGACATCTACACCGGTAACATGGTCAAGGCGCTGAAAGCAACCGGCCAGTTTGATATATTGGCGGACGGCAAGTATCTGTCCAGCGACCAGTATTTGCAGGCGGGCGACGTGTTGGTGTATGAGGGCCATCACACGGCTATGGCATTGCAGTATGGAGCACAGGCGGCATATCGTAAGGGCTGGAACTATGACTATTATGGATGGTTCTATTCACCGTCTGGTGGACGCGACTATCTTATGTCCTGCTGGCAGGTGATCAACCGCCACAAGTATTATTTCAACGGCGATGGCTACGCCATGACGGATTGGCAGATAATTGGAGGCAAGGACTATTATTTCGAACCGCGCGCAGGACATCCGCTGGAATGCGCATTATACATTGCCCCGGAGGGCGCACAGTACATAGGGGAGTTCTAACACATTGGCAGGTCATTGCGGCCTGCCTTTTGCGTGCAAAATGGGGTGGGGGCATCGACCAAAAAAATCCGATAAAATGGTTGACAGGAGGGACGCTTATGACATTAGGGAAATTAATTGAGAAAATTGTGGAACAGAAGGGGCAGCAGTATGACACGGGAATCCTGACGGACTGGGTGAACGAGATCGAGGGCCAGGCCGTGGAAGAGGTAATCAACCAGGCAGATGGGAACAATATTGCTTTCGTACCCTATGATTACACCCAGGACGTGGAACGCACTTTGCGGATTCCAGATAGATTTCAGGACGTATACCTGAACTATCTGTACGCCAAGATCGATTTCGGCAACCAGGAGACAGAGCGCTACAACAACGACGTGGCAATGTATAACGCCTCCTATGAGGCATACGCGGCGTGGTTCCGGCGAGAGCATCGCCCTAAGAAGCGCGCCATGTTTTCGAAATTTTAGGAGGTGAGGACATGAGATTACCATTTCTTCGCACTGCGGCCCAGGAACAGCGAAAACAGATCGGTCAATTCTTGGGACTGAATAAGAATCTGGTCATCAACGAGAACGAATTTTCCGATATGAAGAACATGTCCTCGGATCGATTCCCGGCCATCTGCACCCGCCGCCCGCGCGGTGAGATAATGAAAACGCTGGGGAAACCGCACGGCCTGTTCCACAAGAACGGCCTTGCATACGTTGATGGCACAAAACTGTATTACAAGGACCAGGCCGTAGCCGACGTGACCGACACCGACAAGATCATGGTGGGGATCGGGGCCTATATCGTGATCTGGCCGGACAAGATCATGTATAACACCGCAGACGGCACGGTAACGCCCCTGGAGGTCACCTGGACGCAATCGGCCACGGCCACGTTCTCCTTGACCACCGCAGGCTCCACGATGGTCAAAATTGCCTGCACCGGGATCGGCAAGGCGTTCCAGCGGTACGACGCGGTAACAATATCCGGCTGCACCAATGAGGGATTCAACAAGACTGCGGTGATCCAGGATAAGGAGGACAACTCCATCGTCGTGATCGGGGACCTGTCGGCCACCTTCACGCAAGCCTCAGGCCTGACGCTGAAGCGCACGGTCCCCGACATGGACTATGTGTGCGAGTCAGAGAATCGCCTGTGGGGCTGCTCAAGCGCCAACCACGAAATCTATGCCTCCAAGCTGGGAGACCCCACCAACTGGCAGGCATTCGAGGGGATCAGCACGGACTCATATGCGGTTACGGTGGGATCGGACGGGGACTTCACCGGCTGCATATCCCACCTGGGATACGTCCTATTCTTCAAGGGAGACACAATCCATAAGGTGTTCGGCAACAAGCCCAGCAACTACCAGGTGACCACCTCCACGCCCATGCGTGGCGTTGCCAAGGGCTGCGAGGGAACCATCTGCATTGTCAACGAGACGTTGCTGTACGTCAGCCGTGATGATGTGTGCAGCTTCGACGGAGCGCAGCCGGAGAGCATCGGGGAGACCGTTAAGGGACTGGGATTCGACGCCGGGACGGCAAGCCACTACAACGGCAAGTATTATGCCTCCCTGCGCGACTCAGCGGGCCGCTGGGGCCTCTACGTGTTCGACCTTAGCAAGGGCCTATGGCATAAGGAAGATAGCCTCCACGCCCTGTATATGGCCTACGGAGAGGGCGAGCTGTATTGTATCGACGAGCACGGCAACCTCTTCACCATTGCAGGCGACCGGCAGGAAACAATCTCCTGGAGCCTGGAATCCGGTGATCTCATTGAGGGCAGCGTGGAGTATAAGCACGTCAAACGCCTGATGTACAACATGATCATTACGCCAGGCGCAGAGGTCAATGCCTATATCCGGTATGACGATGATCCCGATTGGCGCAAGATTAACACCTACACCGCAAAATCATACCGGACCCACATCATGACCGTGGTCCCCGGCAGGTGCCAGCGCTACCGCATCCGCCTGGACGGGATCGGGGACGTAACGCTGATCGCAATAGGCAAGGTAATTGGACAGGGGAGTGAATTACATGGCAGTCTATAAGCCCATACAGATAGACGGAGACGAGGATATCAAGGTCCTGATGAAGAAGCTATATCGCTTCAACGAGGACCTGAGATTCACGATGTCCAATTTGGACCTCGCGGACAACTGCCCAGGAATCTTGAATAAGATTGACGAGCGAGACGACATGCTCCGCACTATCAAGTGGGACGCGGACCAACTGCACATACAGTACGACGACCTGGAGACGGCCAAAACCACCAGCCTGCGCCAGTCAGAGGACGCAATCAACCTGTTGGTCAGCCGCGGATCGGTGGTGGATACCCTGATCACCCGACTGGATATCTATAAGGAGTCCATCACGTTGAAATCCAAGCAGATCGAGATTGACGCCAACAACATGACACTTGACCGGGCCGGTAATACCGTATTTTCTGGCAGTGTGACCGGCGGATCAATCTACATAGCCGATGGAAGGTTCTGGGTCAACTCGAACGGCGATTGCTACATAGACGATGAGCTGATCACCGAAACCCTGAACCCGTCAGACGGCATTTTCGCGGCCAACTTAGAAGTGTACAACGACGATGAAGTGATGATCTATATAACCGACACGATCAACGCCGGAGAGGCGTACATCGGCGGTGAGCTTAATTGTCGCCAGGTCAAGCAGCGGTCGGACCGCCGCGCAAAGAAGAATATCACCGGCCTGGACCCGTCGAAGTGCGCCAGGATCGTCAGCCAGTTGCAGCCGAAGTCATTCCGCTTCATCGGATCGGGAATCCCGTCAATCGGTTTTGAGGCCCAGGACGTGTACCGTATACAGGATGATCTCCCGCTCGTGGGCCGCAACGGGGCATACCTGGAGATTCCATACGCGAACTGCACGGCACTCCTGACGGGAGCGATCCAGGACAACCAGCGGCGCATAGATCGCCTGAAAAGGATGGTGATGTAATGGCATATTTTGCCTGCCCGGTATCGACCGGGGAAGCCAACATGAAAAAAGTCAAGAGCTACCTCATGATGTTGAATCAGCAGTTGCAATACTGCTTCCAGAACATCGACCCGGAGGACAATTTCACCGCGGATTCCCTTCTGAAATATCAGGAAACCGATGAGAACATATCCCAACTGGAAGTGAGTATGGAAGGATTCATGTCGTTGTTCAAGAACCTGAGAAACGATGTGGAATCCAGCATCAAAGTCCTGAACGGACAAATAGGTTTTAAGGTAAGTGCAGAAGAATTGTGCTCCGAAATCTCCATGACAACCGACACAATCACATTCAAAACGGGAAGCCTGATCATCGACACCACGAATTTCAAGCTTCGCGCGGATGGATCGGCGGAGTTTTCCGGCTCCATCACCGGCGGCTCCATCAACATCAATGGACGTTTCGTGGTCACACCGCAGGGGACCGTAACAATCCAGTCCACCACGTTCAGCAAGCAGATCACCACCAATGGCCTGCTGTACAGCAACTACATGCGCATCGCCGGTGATGCCGATATCCACGGTTCCGTCAACTGCGGTGACCTGTACGCCAGCCGGGACGTGTCCTGCGAAACACTGTACCAGAGATCAGATCGCCGCCTGAAAGAGCACATCGAGGAGATACCGGATGAGACGGCCCTGGCCCTGGTACTGGGCATGAAGCCCTCATCCTTCGCCTACAAGGAATCCGGGGAGCGCGCGATTGGTTTTGTTGCCCAGGACATTGACGAATTGCAGGACAGACTCGGCACAGACCTTCCGCTGGTGGATCATAGTGGAGACTACGCAGCGATCCCATACCCCAACTTAACGGCCTTGCTGACAGGAGCCGTTAAGGCGCAGCAACGAGAAATCGAAGCACTTGAACAGAGAATAGGAGGAACAGCAGCATGAAAATAGCATATGAGGATACCCAGATAGCATCTCTCGAAACAATTCTGAATCAAATCAAGGTGACAGGACTCCAGCAGGCCAGATTACTTTCGATGGCGTGGCAGATCATTCAGAACGGCGAACAGATTGAGGAGCCGAAGGAAGAGGTAAAGCCAGTCAAAAGGCAGAGGAAGGCCAAGCAGCTTACAGCGGAGCCGGAAAAGGAGGTCAAATAATGGCAGTAGGAAGCATTGTAGATTATCTCGCCAGCCGCGGCCAGGACAGCAGCTACAAGAACCGCAAGAAGCTGGCGGAGCAGTACGGGATCAGCGGGTACGCCGGAACTGCGGCGCAGAATAACCAACTACTGAAAACGCTACAAAGCGGACCAACCGCGCCCCAGGACCCCGCCGGGGGAAACAATGTCACCATCACCCCCGCGGGGCCGTCCGAAAAGGCCAGCCCTGCACAGGACTATATAACGGGCTACAAATACAACAAGTACACCCCGTCCAACCGTGTCAATGATTATGCCGATAAATTGGAGGACCTAGAAAACTCCAAACCCGGAGATTTCAGTAGCCGGTATGATGAGCAGATACAGAACATCATCAACACGATCCAGAACCGCCCGCAGTTCGACCAGGGCCAGGTATTCGACAGCGACTTGTATAAGCAGTACCGCGAACAGTATATCCAGCAGGGAAATAAGGCCATGCGGGACACCATGGGCAACGCTGCCGCCCTCACCGGCGGCTATGGCTCCACCTACGCCACCGCAGCCGGCCAGCAGGCCAACGATGCATACCTGAGCCAGCTTGGAGACAAGACCATGGATATTTTCGACCGCGTGTACAACCAGTACCTCAATGAGGGCCAGGAATTGTATAATCAGCTCGGTATGTACAACAACCAGGATAGCATCGATTATGGCCGTTACCGCGATACGGTGGGAGACTATTACAACGACCTGGATTACTACAGCAACCGCTATAACACGGAGTACGCCAACGACTTCGGAGAATACCAGACAGACCAGGACGCCATGCGTTGGGCCGAGCAGTACGCCTATCAAAAGACCCAGGACGCCTTGGCGCAACAGAACTGGCAGACCCAGTTCGATTACCAGAAAGAGCAGGACGCCTTGCAATATGCTCTTGCCCAGCAGCGAGCGGCACGGTCCGGCGGAGGCGGCGGATCGGGGAGAAGCGGAGGCGCATCCCAGTTGACAGTGCCAGAGGCCGAGCGCTATCTGGATTACGTCAGGCAGACATACGGACTGAACGCAGCAAACAAGGAATATAAAAACCTGATGAGCACCGGGGGCGTAACAGATAATAAAATGTCTCCAGAGATGGTGAAAGCTGCGCAGGCGGCCAATATGCCCAATCTGGGATACAACTATTCAGACGAAAACAAACTGAAATACTTAATGAGCATGATGAACAGAAAGTGAGGCAGTTATGGCATTATCTGAAAACGAAAAAAGGCGGTTTGAGAATCGATATAGAGGCATAGTCGATCAGAAAAGTGATCCGTTTGACGCATTGCCGGATAGTGTGAAGGCAAGATTGTATAAACGTAAAAGTACACTTGAAAAGAATGCTGGTGACGTGCCGGCCAGTAAGCGCAAGCACATCTATTCAGAATTTGGGACAGGGGTGGAGACGGAATTTCGCAACAACCTTCCTGGACTTGCGCAGGAATACGCACGCAAAAGGGCAGAGAGAGCGCGCACTCTGCCCCTTATCGGTGCGGGGGTATATGAAGCAATGACCGGAAACAATATGCCCAGTTTGGCGCTGGAATACGCCCAGGAACGGGCCGCACAGGGTTACAAGCGGCCCACATTAAAGGACCCAGACTTTGCAGAAGAGGCGATACAGAACGCATATACAGGATTCCAGGTAGCGCAGAGGGCAATGCAGGAAAAACCATCCGCAAGAAGCACGGCGGCAGAGTACATGGCGACAAAAGACAGCCAAAGTAAAAGAAAACCTTACACCCTGAGGAATACTCCATATGATCAAGACTTGGAGGTGTATACTCCACCGGAGGTTGAAGAAAAGCGGAGGCGGGAAAAGTTCAAAAATGTCGGATTCTATGATCAGAACGATGAGTTTGTGAGATACGATGGACTTGAACGGCAGTCAGATTTCCCGGAGATGGTAAAGTCGGGAAAAGAGAAGGATAATGTGTTTAATGCCAATTATGGATTAATCGATTATCTCAATAAAGATAAAAGAGATGTAATGAAAGCAGCGAATACAAACTTCACTTATATGACAGACACAGAAAAAGACCTGTACTATTATCTCAATGCAAAATATGGGGCGAAAGCAGCCTCGAACTATGTTGAATCGATTAACAAGGAATTAAACAGAAGGAGCGCAGAATATGCAACCGCTCAGGCGCAGAAACTGGGCAAGGAGCATCCGGTTTTAGGAACGGTAGCGGATACCGCATTTGCAGTGGCGGGAAGCGGCGCTTATCCGTGGATTATCGCAAAAACAGTAGCGGGTAAAAACGGAGTTGACCCGAATGATCCAGCATTTGGGGCTGACATACTAAATTCCGGCATACGAGCAGGAATGAGCGAAAATGAAACGCTCAAAACCTTAATTCCAAATGAGGGAGCGCGCAATTTTGCCATAGGAATAGGTCTTTCTATGGCGGAAAATATTGGTAGATTACCCATGGGGTATCTGGACTTGGGCGTTGCTGCGGGAAGCGCTGGACTTTCGGCCACGAGAGAAGCAACGGAGCGCGGAGGCACAGCAAATCAAGCAATCGCCTATGGAGCCGCAAACGCAGCGGCAGAAGCCTTCTTTGAAAAGTTTTCTCTCGAAAATTTGAAATCGTTAAAAGCAACTCCGGGTCAGGGGGTGAAGATTTTCCTTAGAAATATGGGAAAACAGGCTCTCACGGAAGGATCAGAAGAGGTATTCACGGAAATTGCCAATACGATATCTGATCAAGCTATTATGCGTGAATTATCAAATTATAATCTGGAACTGGAATATTACAAGAGCCAGGGAATGAGTGAGGAGGAGGCGAAACAGAAGGCTTTTAGCACATTTTTAAGTAATGTAGCCTTGGCCGGAGCTGGCGGCGCAGCATCGGGTGGACTCATGGGCGCAGGGGGGCAGCTCTTAGGAAACTATGAACTTAGTCAATATGGAAAGAGCATAGACCAGGATTATCGCGAGTATGCCCAGGGAATAGATACCAGCCGGGAGAGCTACACAACGGACGAGGATTACCAAAAGGCCGTAGAACTTCAACGGCTTGCAGAAGAATATGCTGCCAGGCAGGCCGACAAAGAAATGATCTCAAATAGAGATAAGGCGGAGTATGAAATTGCGTTTGAAAATTTCCAGAATGACGTGATCCAACACATGCAGGTATCGGAAAGTACAGAGAATGCACCAGATCAAGAAACCACGGGAGAAACTATAGCCAGAGAGGACACAGCGCCCCAGAATCAACCGGAACAACCGCAGGCAAGGGAGATTGCACCTGTAGCGCAGAAACCGGATAGCGTGCCGTATAATGCGCCAGAATCCAATACAAGCGCGTTAGACGAATGGGCAAAACCGTTCGGAGCCGAAGGCCGGGAATCCTTCAGGACTGTATACGACGGAGAGACTGACATGGGGGCTTATTACCGTGCATTTGGCCGCGCCTATAACATTGGACGATACAACATGCAGCCCACACCGCAGCAGCAGGCAGAGGCAGCGGTGATTCTTGGTACAGATGGATTTTCGGAAGCTTTCAAAGCCGGAGTACACGACTGCCACGAAATTGGATATGACCGGAAAACCGGATCGCTCAACGGAATGGTGAAGGGAGCGCCGAAAGAAGGCGGACTTGGGACTGTTGCCCAGAGCGCGACGGAAGCGCAAAAAAAGGTTGCGACGCACATCGGAAAACTCACTGGCCTCCAAATAGACCTCGTAGATGGGCTAGGCAATCAAAATGCCGCGGCCTCTTACTCCAAAGGCAAGATCACCTTGTCAGTGAACAGCAGCGATTTTATGGGTTCGGCCTCGCACGAGCTGACACATTACATCAAGGACTATGCGCCGGATGCCTATCAGGTATATACGGACCACGCGGTACGGGCTATAATGGAGTCCAAGGGCACCGATCTTGAAACAGTTATCAATGACTACATAACCGCGTATGAACAGCAGACCGGCCAGCAGTTGAGCCGGGAAGAAGCCGTTGATGAGATCGTAGCAGACGCAACGCAAAAATTCCTGAATGATCCTGATTTCATCAGCCGGGCGATCAAGGAAGATTCGACCATCGGCCAGAGAATTATAGATTTCCTGACCGACGTAATCGACGCCATTAAGGAATTGGTTAAGACGGGGAGCACCAGGAGAGCGGCCAAGGCCCTGGAAGAGAATCTACAATATTTTAAGCGCTGCCGTCAGGAGTGGATGACCGGCCTGGACGAAGCGGGAGCACGCTATAAAGCGGGCTGGGAAGTTGATGAAAAAGCGGGAGAAAAATACAAGATCGAAAAGCCGGATCAGATAACAGATGAAAATATCAACGAGAACTACGAAAGGGTTCGGAACATGGACCCGGTAGCAGAGCTGACAGGAGAAGAATTTGCGAAAGGCGATAAGGATCTTATATCCCAAGTAACCGACTATTATAACTCGATTGGCAAAGTACATAACGATGTAGTTGGGGACATATACCTAACGAAAGAAAGTGCTAAGGATGATATAGCACATGGAGTAGGCCGCTTGAAAGCAATTACGTTCGCAGCGGTTCCGGAGGTTTTGAAAAACGGGCATGTGTTAGATTTTCAAAAAAATTGGAAGGAGAGAAAATACGATACCGTTGTAATTGGTGCTCCAATTGCCGTGTCAGATGGAAAATATGCTGGGGACTATTACGAAATTGCGATTGTGAAAGTGGCTGAGGATAATAAAATGTATGTGCATGAAGTATATGCGCAAAAGATAAAGGAGTCGCTTTCGTTCAAGACTCCGTCCTTCCCACAAAGTGGTTCACGAAGCGAAAGCGCTCCTTCATCTATCTATAGTATATTCAAAAAACTGCTGAATGTCAATGAGGCTGGAACGGAAAATCAAGCAGATATAAGATTCCAACTTGAAGATGTAGATAACGTCGATGCCCGTGCGCTCCAGCAGGAAAACCAAACCCTGCGGGAGGCCAACGAACTGCTGCGGAGGGAGCTTGAACTGACCGGCAAGACGGAGCCGCGTCTGAGCGACGTCAAGAAGGTAGCCACGGAGGTATTAAGACAGTATAACAGCGAATACAGGCATGAAACCCTCACAAATAACCTGGTGAGGCTGTATGAATATCTGCGTAGCGCGGATCAGGTAGATATGGCGCAGGCTGCGGAGCTGGCCGCAAGCATCGCCAAAAGCGTCCTTAAAAAAGCAAAATCCACATCCGAGTATGCGCAGCAGTACCAGGACTTGCGGAAACAGATCAGGGATACCAAGATCAAAATTACGGACCAGGATAAAGCCGATCTGATGAGGATGGGAGGCTATAACAACTTCCGCAAACAGTATTTCGGCAAGATGAAGCTGGGAAACGACGGAATATCGATTGACGCCTTCTACCAGGAATTGGCAGACCAGCATCCGGAATTGTTCGACGCCAACGTCACGCATCCGGCGGATCAGCTCATGACGGTAGCAACTGCTATTGACACCATGACCGCCCAGGTAGATAACCCATACGGCGCGGACCTGGATGAGATGTCTTACATTGTAGGCCAGGAGATTCTACAGGCATATTCCAGGGTGCGGGAAGTTCCGGCCACGTTCGCGGACAAAAAAGCCGCAGAGCTTCAGCGGGTGCGTCGGGACTATAATAAGAAGATGTCAGAATACAAGAACGACCTGAAAAAGAAGTATGATCAGGCGTTGAAAGAGGTATGGAGGGAGAACAGCTCTAAGATCGAGGAGCTGGCGAAGGAATACCGTGAGCTTAAGGACGCTCGTATGGTAGACCGCGCAGAATACCGCATCAAAATGGAGCGGCTGCGCAACGACAAAAACTTGGCGCTGGCCGCCATGCAGCAGCGGCACCGTGAACAGCTCCAGCAGCGCAGGGACAGCCTGCGGGCCAGGGAAGCCAAAAAGCGTATTATCAAGGACACACGAGAAATGCATCGATGGCTGACAGAACCCAATGACAAGAAGCATGTACCGGAAAGCCTGAGAACCCCGGTGGCGCAGTTTCTCCTCAGCATAGATTTCAGTTCCGATTGGACTGATGAGAACGGAGGCCCAGCGCAGCGAACGATTGTCTGGAAGGACATAAGCAAACAACTAAATAATATCGTCGAAGCTGGTGGAGTCGTTCAGGAACCGGGAGAACAGCGGATTCTTAACGTCGATCCAGCCCTTCCCGAGAAAATCAACGAGCTTGCAGATAAAGTAAAACTTCTCCCGCGTCTGGATGAACTGGACGCGAACCAACTGGAGAGGTTGCAGGAAAGCGTCACGGCCATGAAAAAACTGATCCAAGACGCGAATCAGATGATCAGTAACGCCAATTACAGGAGCGTTGAAACCGCGGCCACAAGCTTCCTGTCGGATGTCAGCAAGAAGAAAGACGCGGTTGAATTTTCGGAAAATTCCTATGTGGGAAAAGGGAAGAACATGTTTCAAAATGACCTCCTGGACTCTAACAGCGCCTTCTACCGCATGGGGCCGGTAATGCGATCCATCTACCAGGAGATCAGAGATGCAGAGGATAGGCACACCGCCAACCTGGTAACTATGGAGCGATATTTTCGCGATACCTGCCAGGAGCTTGGGATCACAAAAGAGGAGCTGCGGGAATGGACCGGCCCGAAAGCCAAACAAATGACCTTCATAGTAGACGGGAAAGCTGTAAAAATGACAGCAGCCCAGCTCATGACTCTCTATGAATTGGACAAGCGTGGACAGGCAAAAAAGCACATATACAGCAAGGGTGGAGGAATCATTCCGGCGGAGCTGATCCAACAGAAGGACAGCGACAACGGAAAAACGAAAACCTCCGTCCTGGGACGCATGAATCCAAAGCCTAAACCGGTGCGGGTAACAGAGCAGGACGTGCAGAGGATCACCAGTGTTCTTACACCGAAGCAGATTGCATTTGCGGACAAATTGCAATTCTTCCTTGGACACGTAACGTCTGAGTGGGGAAATGAGACATCGATGAAAATGTACGGATACAAAAAGTTCACGGCGCAAAATTATTTTCCGATTGAAGTGTATGACAACGCTATCCACAAAGACACGGTTGACGTGGGCATGAATGCGCTTGCAAGCATCAAAAACATCGGCGCAGCCAAAGCAACCAGCGAGAAAGCCGGAAATGCCCTGGTCCTGAATGATATTATGGACGTGTATATCAAGCACTCGAACCAGATGAGCATCTATAACGCCATGCTGGCGCCGCTATCGGATTTCCAGAAAGTCTATAATTACAAATCTGGGGAGGCCGGAAATGTAAAAGAAGAAATCGAACGAGCGTGGGGGAAGGGAGGAGCCAAATATCTTGACACGCTGATCAAGGACATCAATGGAAGGGTGGACAACCCTGACCCTGGAATGTACGGAAAACTAATGCAGAACATGAAAGCGGCGGCGGTCGCGGGTAACCTGCGCGTTGCAATCCAGCAGCCTACGGCAATGGTCAGAGCTGCGGCAGAGCTGTCCCTGATGGACCTGGGGAAAGGTGCGGTCACAAAATCGCCCACTCTGAGCAGGAAAGAGCAGTGGGCCGTCATGTGTAAGTACGCCCCGATCACGCAGTGGAAAGACTGGGGATTCTTCAAGATGGACGTCTCGAGGTCTATGCGAGATGTATTGATGGGGCCGGAATCCAAAAAGCAATCCTTTGTGGACAAGACCATGTGGTTAGCAGCAAAAGGTGATGAATGGGCCTGGAGACGCATGTGGAACGCCTGCGAATATGAAGTCATGAGGAGCAATCCAGAATTGGAGCCTGGGAGTGATGCCTATTACCGAAAAGTCGGGAGCCGGTTCTCGACAGTGATTGACAAAACCCAGGTGGTGGACTCCGTGCTGCACCGGACGCAGATCATGCGCAACTCGGATGGACTTGTTAAGATGTCCGTCGCATTCATGAACGAGCCACTTAAAAGTTATAACATGGTTTACCGGGCTTTTGTGGATGCCCAGGAGAGCGGAAACTATAAGGCCGTAAGAACCGCGGCGGTAATATATGCTGCGAATGCGATCACGACGGCCCTGGCGGCATCCCTGATCGATATGATACGGGATGATGATAAGGACAAGAAATTGTGGGAGAAATACCTGAATGCCCTGATGGGGAATGCCGTTGACGGACTGAATCCACTCAACATGATCCCGCTCGTGAAAGATATCTGGTCCATTTTCCAGGGCTATTCCACGAAACGTACCGATTTAAGCGGAATTGAGGACATCGAGAGAGTAACCGGAAAGTGGGTGCAATATTTCCAGGGAGACAGCAAGTATACAATCCCATATCTTCTCATGGAAACCATGGACTCGACAAGCATCATAACGGGGATACCGGTCAGAAGCTTGAACCGGGATATCACAAAACCGCTGATAAGATCGCTATACAGTGTTTTGGACGGAGACGAATACCGCGCAATGAAACTGAAACATGATATAGGAAGCGAGAAGAACCTGGGATACTATGCCGAAATGATGGTAGACGCCATGCTTGCAGGGGATAGTGCGAAGATGGAGCAGATCAAGGCGGACATGCTGGAGGCCGGCCTGGAAAAAGAAGATATTTCGAGTAGATACGACTCAAAATATAAGGAATATCTGAAAGATAATGTTCCTGAAATCGAGGAGGCGGCACAGGCCAGAATCGACGGGAATCCGGAGGAATACAAGCGCCTGTATGATGATCTTGTTGCTGCCGGTTACGATCCCTCATACGTCAAAAAGGCAATCGACACAGCCACGAATAAGCTGAGATCAGGCGCAGAGGAAAGCGAGGAGGGAACAGAAGAGAATAAGGAAGAGGAACCAAAGGTCGAGAGCATATACTCAACCTATGACCTGCTGTCGGGGGTTGAACAGGTGTCAAACACGACACAGAGCCTAAAGGCATTTGGCGTGGTGGCGGAGGACATGTACCAGGCCAAACTCAGCAATGGAAAAAAGAAGAGCGAGGCCATTGGAGAAATCAAGTCTCTGATCACCAAAGCGTACAAGAAGCAATGGATTGAGGCATACCAGCGAAAAGACAAAGCCACGTACCAGGCAATCCAAAATAAACTGAAATATCTCAAAATCGGAGGTGTAACAATATATGGAAATAGCGATTGGGAAAACTGGCTAAAAGAAGCTAAAAAGTCAGAAAAAAAGAAGTAAAATCTTGACAATTTCTGCCCTGGCTGGTATTATGTTGACATAGCATTTGCTATCAGGCATATTGCCTGTTCAGGGGTTTTCCTCTGTGAATTGAAACATGTAGTTTAGTATTTATGCAGTGGCTAATACTACAGGAAAAAGCGCTTGAAGTAATTCCGGCGCTTTTTTTGTTGCTGTCTGATGGCATTTTCAGCGGACAAAAAATCTTGACAATTCCCGTCCGGGTTGATATTATATTGATATGGCATTTGCTATTGGGCATACGCCCGTTCAGGGGTTTTCCCCTGTGAATTGAAATCTATTTTTTAAAGTTTCAGAAACGGAAAGCGCTTAGAGTATTCTAAGCGCTTTTTGTGTAGAAGCGACAAATATTTCTTGCAAATAAAAATATTAATACGTTTAAGTATTATTGCACAAAACATAAGTTAAAATTTGTGCAATATTTCTGTTTACAATAATACGCAAAAGTATTAATATATAGATATAAGATATCAGCGGAGGTAATCAATATGAGTAAGATTTGGGGAATCAGATACGATGACAGAGATTACAATATTGGCGACGAGATCACACCAAGCCACAAGTACGATCTTGGAGTTGATACCGGGGAAGAGCTTTCCGGCACTTCGGCTATTATGGTATCTGATGAATCCGACTTCCTTGAATACCTCGATGGCGAATTAGAAGCGGATTGTGGAGAACTGGACCGCTACAATGAAGCGCTCAACGCCAGTTACAACGGCACCCATGTATACCTCGTTATGATCGACTCCTCTTGGGGTTGGGAGTACGGAGAGGACGAGCACGAGATTGTTATGCGTGGCCCGGAGGTCGTGCGCAAGATAAGATAGGGAGGTAAGAAAATGATGTATAAGGATCTTCTGGAACTGTATGACAAGTTGGAACCGTATAACGTGGTGGCTCCACCAGCTCACACAACTATTACGCCCAAGATCGGCGTATTGCTTGATCCTAACGGGAATTTTATGGGGGCCACGTATGTGAATGAGACAGCAATTGTCCCTTGCACAGAAAAGTCGGAATATCGTACCTCTGGCCCTTATCCGCACCTGATCCATGATAACTTGTCATATGTCGGGAACCTTCCGGGATATGAGAGTCGTTTTGAGTTATACATCTCGCAATTGGAGGATTATGTAGCGCATGTAGATGATCCATTGGCCCGCGCGGTATGTGAGCACGTGAAAACTGGTATGCTCCTTGCGGAGATTCAGCCAATCATAAGTGCGATCAAGTTGGCAATCTCCGCAGATAAGATACCGATTGTTTTCGGCATTCCCGGCCTGAAAACTACAGTGAGTCAATCGTGGACTGAATACTACGTCAATCAGCTTCCGATCAATGGAGTATGCGCTATTACCGGTGAACCGGCATATATCCCGGAGGGATATCCCAAAAATCTGAGAAAGCAAGGGGACATGGCAAAACTGTTCCAGTTAAACTCGAAAAAGGCGATTAGTTATGCCCCTATCTGTGCGCCTGGATATATCGCAAGTCAGAAAATATGTCATACGCTCCAGTGGCTCACATCTGCGCCAGATATTACAGTTGGAAACGATGAGGGGCCGCTGTATAATTACATTCCACTGAAAGAATATGCGGAGCTTCATGATGTTAACCCGGCGAATGTCCGGCAGAAAATTTTGCGTGGTACCCTACCTGCGAAAAAGATAGGTTCTGAATGGTTTCTGGATATCAACACGCCGTATACAGACGCGCGTAGAAAAGAGGGAGAATAG